ATCTACCCTGGCGGCCTAATCAACTGGAGCCTGGATAGCAAAGCGCAATTGCGCGCCCTGGGGTTCCGCACGGCCCGCCTCGTGACTACTGGCTACACCAGCCCAAACGCCTGGGGCCTCGGTGATCCGCTGGCGCTGAATGGCCGTGACCTGTCGGGCTCCTACACCGCAGCATCCGATCTGCTGCTTCTTGATCGCATCATCGGCAACAACTCGCACGTCACGTTCTACGGACACAAGCTAGTACGCGCTGCCCCTGCCGCCAGCGAGATGACGTTTGCCGAGTTCAAAACGCTGATCGACGGCATCAGTGATCGGGTGCGCGACGGCAAAGTCGCCATCATCACGCAGGCGAAACTGGCCGACCTGTACGTCCGCTGATTTCCAAGCCCCTGCCGAGAATAAACGCATGAACGAACAGCAAACCCTGGTGGCAATGGCGCAACGGCTGGAAGCGGCCGGGCAGATCGACGATGTGTCGTATCCCACCGAATCCAGCCCGGAGCTGTCGTACCACTCCAGCGGCGGCCACGGCTACTGGCTCACGTTCAAGTTTGACGCGGCCGGCGCCGTGGTCGAAACGTCGGCCGGCTGCTGATTCCCCATCCCCTGCCGGTACACCCCGAAATGATCCTGCTGACCGCCCCCACTGCCGAACCCGTGACGCTGGCCGAAGCCAAGCTGGCAGCGCGCGTCAGCGGCACCAGCATGGACACGCTGATCCCTGGCCTGATCACCGCGGCGCGCGAGCTGGCCGAGCAGGAAACCAGCGCCAAGTTCATGGCCCAGACATGGCGCATCGAGCTGGTCGACTGGCCGGCCACCACCGACGTGCTGCCCATCAACCAGGCCACCGCCGCAGCGGTGAGCTACTGGACCGGCAGCGCCTGGTCCGATGCACTGGATGATGCGGCCTACACCTACGCGCCTGACGGCATTGGCACGGTGCTGGCGCCGGCCACCGGCACCAGCTGGCCGACGCTTGGCGACCGACCCGTGGGCCCGCGCGTGCGCATCGATCTCACCACCGGCGCCACCGATCCAGATGCCGTGGCCGAGTCGGTCAAGCTGTTCATCAAGGCCTGCGTGGCCTACTGGATCGACAACCCGCAAGCCGCGTCGGCCACCGGGGTGGCGCTGCCCATGCACCTGGGCCACCTGCTGGATCGCCAGCGGCTGTACTACTGACCAGGCGCGCGCATGGCACTCCAACTCCACGCCGGCATGCTCGATCGTCAAGTCTCGATCGAAGCGGCCACGGTTGTGCGCGAAGGCCTCTACGGATCGCCTGAGTCCACCTGGTCGACGCTGGACACCGTGTGGGCCCAGGTTCTGGAAAGCAGCACTGAGCCCGGCAGCAATCCCGGCCAGGCCGTGGCCGTGGCCGCCTACACCCGGCCCACCAAGGTGCGCATGCGCTGGCGCGACGACGTGACCACCCGCCACCGCCTGCGCCACGGCACCAGGCTGCTGCAGATCACCGGCGTAGCCGAGCTGGGCCGCCAACAGTGGCTGGAGTTGGCTTGCCAGGAGTGGGCCCATGAGCAGTGACGCACTGGCACAGGTGAAGGGCCTGGCCCAACTGCAGGCAGCCATGGATTCGCTGCCCGCCAAGATCGAGGCCAACATCATGCGCGGGGCCCTGCGGGCCGGCGCCAAGCTGATCCAGGCCGAAGCCAAGCGCCTGGTGCCCGTGGCGCCGCCCAACGAAGAGAACCGGCGCCTGTACGGCGGCTATGAAGGCCTGCTGCGCGACAGCATCCGCATCAGCGTGAGCCTGCGGCGCGGCACCGTCACGGCCCGTGTGCGCGCCGGCGGCAAGGTGCGCGGCACCGGCGACCCGTACTACGCCCACTTGGTGGAATACGGCACCAAGCCGCACCGCATCACCGCCACCACGCCCGGCGGCAAGCTGCTGCTGGCAGGTGGGCACCCGGTGTCCTCTGTCATGCACCCGGGCACCCAGCCGCGTCCGTACCTGCGCCCGGCCATGGACACCCAGGCCCAGGCCGCAGTGCAGGCCGTGGCCGCCTACATCCGCCAGCGCCTGGCCACCAAGCACGGACTGGACGTGCCAGACCCAGGCGAGGAAGGCCAGCCATGAGCGCCGAAGCCGCCGTCTATGCCCTGCTGTCCGCAGCCCCCGCCGTCACCGCGCTGGTGGGCGACCGCATCTACCCCGGCCAGCTGCCCGAGGGCAAGCCCCTGCCCGCGCTGGTGATCGAGCACATCAGCAGCGTGCGCCTGGGCCGGCTGGATGCGCAAGCCGCCACGCACCCCACGCAGACACGCATGCAGGTCAACCTGATTGCCAACCAATACCGGGTGCTGAAAGCCATGCGCGATGCGGTGACCAGCGCGCTGCAGTTCAAGCGCGGTGCGCTGGGCGGCGGCGCAGTCATCGCCATCCTGCCTGACCAGGCTGGGCCCGACCTGGTCGACGCCGGGCTGGGCGCGTTCTTTCAGCCGCTTGACTTCCTCGTGCTGCACGAGGCCTGACCCCAACACACACCCCAGAAGGAGCCCACCATGGCCCAAGCCGCCGGCGTATTCAAAACCCTCGCGCTCAAGCGCGAATCCACCTACGGCACCGTCGCCGGTGCCAGCGGCGCCAAGCTAATGCGGCGCGTCACGTCTGACCTGTCCCTGACCAAGCAGACCTACCAGAGCAACGAGATCCGCCCCGACCAGCAAGTGGCCGACTTTCGCCACGGCGTGCGGGGCGTTGAAGGCACGCTGGCCGGCGAGCTGTCGCCCGGCGCCTACAGCGACCTGATCAGCGCGGCGCTGCGCCGTGATTTCACCGCCGGTGTGTCGGCCACTGGCCTGTCCATCACCATCGCCGGCAGCGGCCCCACCTACACCGTCACCCGCGCGTCGGGCAGCTGGCTGACCGACGGCTTCAAGCGCGGGCGCGTGGTGCGCCTGACGGCCGGCGCCTTCAACGCGGCCAACCTCAACAACAACCTGCTGATCCAGAGCATGACAGACACCGTGCTGACGGTGCGCGTGCTCAACGGCAGCGCACTGTCCGCCCAGGGCCCCATCGCGTCGGCCACCTGCGCCGTGGTGGGCAAAGACACCTACGCCCCCACCAGCGGCCACACCAACATCAGCTACACGGCCGAGCACTGGTTTGCCGATGTGGCGCAGAGCGAGGTTTTCACCGGCGTGCAGCCCACCAAGGTCGACATTGGCTTGCCGCCCACCGGCATGGCCACGGTCAGCATCCCGGTGGTGGGCAAAGACATCGTCACTGCCACGTCGCAGTATTTCAGCAGCCCCAGCGCGGCCAGCACCGGTGGCATCTGCGCGGCCGTGAATGGCGTGGTGCTACTGGATGGCGCGGCGGTGGCGGTGCTCACTGGCCTGAACTTCAGCATCGACAGCCCCCGTAGCGCTGACCCGGTGGTGGGCAGCAACACCCTGCCTACGCGGTTTGCGGGCCGCATCACCGTCAGCGGCCAGGCCACGGTGTACTTTGAAGACGCCACGTTGCGCGATGCGTTTGTCAACGAAACCCCGGTTGAACTGATCGTGGTGCTGACCAGCGACAACACCGCCGCCAGCGGCTTTGTGGGCTTCACCCTGCCGCGGGTCAAGCTGGGCGGCGCCGGCAAAGGCGACGGCCAGACCGGGGTCGTGCAGACCCACCCCTTCTACGCGACGCTGCCCACCACCGGCGGCAGCGGCGTGGCCAACGACCTCAGCACCATCAGCGTGCAAGACAGCGCCGCGGCCTGATCGGCGCACCAGCCACCAACCCCAGCCCCAACACGACACCCATGCCGCAAGACACCCCCGCCGAAGAGCTGGACATCCTGGCGTTTGAAGACGCCGACAGCGCTGACCTGCGCATCAAGCACCCGGTGACGGGTGCGCCCACCGCGATGGTGGTGCAGATCGCCGGGCCTGAGCACCCGCTGCGCCGCCGCCTGGTGCTGGACCGCCAGCGCCGGCTGCGCGCACACCTGGCCAAGACCGGCAACATGCACATCAGCGACCCCGAAGACGACGCCGCTGACGACCTGGAGCTGACGGTGGCCTGCACCCTGGGCTGGCGCGGCGCGGCGCAGCCCTACACGCCCGCCGCCGCGCGTGCGCTGTACGCCGACCCCAAGCGCCGCTGGCTGCGTGACCAGGTGCAAGCCGGGCTGCAGGACCGGGCGCTTTTTATGCGCAGCTCCGCGCCGGCCTGATCGCACACGCGGAGCACGAGGTGCGCCTGTCTCACCCCCAGCCCGACGGCGCCACGTTGCGCCAGCACCTGCAGCGTGCGGCGCAGGCCACGGGCCGGGCCGATGCGCTGCTGGGGCAGCGCCCGCCGGCGGCGGCCACGCAGGTGTGGCAGGCCTTCTGCGATCTGTCGAGCCGTAGGCCGCCGGGCGGCGCCATCGCGCTGGTGGAGATCGAGGCCTGGCAGCGCCTGCACCGCGCTGAGCTGACGGGCTGGGAGGTGGACTGCATCACCGCCATGGACGACGCCGCCATGGCCACCGCCGCTGAACTGCAACGCAAGGCCACACCGGCCGGGAAGCCGCAATGACCACACTGGCAGGCGCAATCGAGATCCAAATGCTGGCCGACCTGGCCCGGCTGAAGAAGGACATGGACGCTGCCAAGGGCATGGTGGGCGACGCCACGCGCGAGATGCAGCGCTATGCCGACCTGGTGAAGGGCGCGCTGGGCGGCATCGCTGCGGGGCTGACGCTGGGCGCCTTCAAGCAGATGGTGACCGACAGCATCGACGCGGCCGAAGCCCTGCACGACCTGGCCATCCAGACCGGCGTGACGGTGGAAGGCCTGAGCGCCATGGCCGAGGTGGGCCGCACCACCGGCACGTCGGCTGAAGCCATCGGCAGCGCCATCAACAAGCTGGGCAAGAACCTGGCGGTGGCCAATGAAGAAAGCAAGGGCGCCGCGCAGGCGGTGAAGGCCCTGGGGCTCGACTTCAACACCTTCAGGCAACTGCAGGGCGACCAGCAGCTGCTGGCGCTGGCCCAGGCCATGGGCCGGTTCGAGGACGGCACCGGCAAGAGTGCAGTGGCCATGACGCTGCTGGGGCGTGAAGGCGCGCGGCTACTGCCCTTCATGAAAGACCTGGCCGGCGCCGGTGAGCTGGTGGCCACGGTCACCACCGAGCAGGCCGCCATGGCCGACCGGTACAACGACAGCGTGGAAGGCACCCGCGCCCGGGTCGATGCGCTCAAGCGCGAACTGGGCTTGGGCCTGCTGCCCACGCTGATCGACGTGCACGACCTGACGGGCGACCTGGGCCGCAGCTTCAGCGACTACCTGGCCGGCGGTGCCAAGACGGCGGGCGGGCAGCTCGATGCCATGGCCGTGGCCATCGGCGGGCTGGGCACGGTGATGGAAGCACTGCTGGTGCTGGGTGCCAACGTGGCGTTCGTGTTCAAGGGCGTCGGCACTGAGATTGGCGGCATCGCTGCACAGGCTGCGCTGCTGGCCAGCGGCAACTTGGCCGGCGCGGCTGAGGTGCGCCGCCAGATGGTGCGTGACGCGGCCGAGAACCGCACCGCGCTCGATGACTTCGAGCGCCGCGTGCTGGGCGCCACCGACCGCGCCCTGCAGGCCCGCGCCGCGCTGCGTGGCGGCAGCGTCAGCCGGGCCGACCAGGATCGTGAGGACGCGCGCATCGACCGCCTGGCCGGCCGTGATCCACTGGGCCAGGTGCGGTTCAGCAACGACGCCGCCACTGCCAGCAAGGCCGCAGCCGACGCTGCCAAGCGCCACGCCGACGAAGTGCAGAAGCTGTTCGAGCGCCTGGGCGTGCGCAGCGCCCAGCAGCAGGCCGAGCTGCTGCAGGGCCAGCAGCTGAGCGCAGCCGAGAAAGAAGCGCTTGATCTGATGATCCGCCTGCGCGACGGCACGCTGAGCCTGACCGATGCGGAGAAGGTGCGCCTGCGCCAGCAGCTGGAACTGATCAACGGCCAGCAGCAGCAGCTGGCCCTGCAGAAGAGTGAAGCCCAGCTGCAGGCCGACATGCAGAAAGACCGCGAACAGATCGCGGCCGACATCGGCGCTGACACCGTGCGCCTGCAGGACCAGGTGGCCGCCCAGCGCGAACAGAACCTGGCGCTGCGCCTGGGCGCCCAGGCCTACGCCCAGCTGCAGAACAGCCGCCTGCGCAGCCGGGCCGACGAGCTGGAAAGCATCGCCACCACCAGCGAGCACAGCGCCGAGCTGCGGGCCCAGGCTGCCCTGCTGCGCGAGCGGGCCGCCCTGCAGTTGGAAAGCAGCGCCCTGTCGGCCGAGACCACCAAGCCCCTGGTGAGCGACACCTACACCGGCGTGCGTGATGCGCTGGCCGCCGCCTTCAGGGACAGCAAGAACCCGGTGCAGGCGTTTGCCAGCGCCCTGGGCAACGCGGTGTTCACCCGCGTCACCAGCAACCTGGCCGACGCGCTGGCCACCCAGTTGGTCGGCAGCACCGGCACCGGCGGCCTGTTCGGCAACCTGCTGGGCGCGGCCCGCAACCTGTTCGGCGGCGGTGTGCCTGTGGGCGACGGCACCGGCTCCACCGGCGACTTCGCCCGCTTCGACCGCGTGGCCACGCCGCTGGCCACCGGCATGGACTACGTGCCGCACGACAACTTCCGCGCCCTGCTGCACAAGGGCGAGCGGGTGGTGCCTGCCGCTGAAGCGGCCGGCAGCAGCCGGGCCGGCATGACGTATGCGCCAGTGACCACCATCAACGTCGACAGCCGCACCGACGCCGCCCAGGTGCGGCAAGACATCGCCCGCGCGGTGGCCGCCAGCAACGCCGCGCAGCTGGCCGAGCTGCACCGCATGGGGGTGCTCTGACATGGCAGTGATCACCCTGCAGGATGAAATGGCGCTGCAGATCGCGGCCTGGCAGCTGGGCCAGCAGCGCTTCGACCTGACCGAGCAGAGCGACGGCAACGGCCACACCGCCACCCGCCTGGTGGCCCCGCCGCGCTGGCGCCTGCGCATGGGCAGCGTGCCTGCGCTGGTGGCCGCCGATGCGGCCCGCTGGAAAGGCGCCGCCTTGGGCCTGCGCGGGCGCATCAACCACCTGGCCATGTGGGACATCACCAGCCCCGCGCCGCGCGGCACCGCCCGCGGGTCGATGACGCTGGCCAGCACGGCGGCAGCCGGCGCCACCGCCGTCAACATCAGCGGCGCCAGGGCGTCCAACAACCTGCTGTTGGCCGGGTCGGCGCTGGGTGCTGCGGCATGGACGTTGTCTGGGGCCACAGTCACTGCCAACACGCATGTGGCGCCCGATGGCACCACCACGGCTGACACGCTGACCGATGCCAGCGCCGTGGCCGCGCGGTATGCCCGGCAGACCATCAGCGTGCCTGACGACGGCACGCTGTACCAGTTCAGTTGCCACGTGCTGAAGACGACCGGCGGCACCGCGCCCACGTTTGTGATGGTGCTGGAGTTCCAGGGCGGCGGCACGCCGGCCAGCAGCTTCGTGCGGCTGAACACCGACACCGGGGCGGTCCTCTTCGGGTCTGGCACCGTCACCGACGCCGGGGCCTACTGGCTGTTCGAGGCCACGCTGGCCAACAACTCCACAGGGCACACGTCGGCGAATTTCTACCTGTTCCCCGCCTGGGCTCCCTACGGGCTATCCACGCAGGATCTGACAACCACGGGCAGCGCCGTGGTGTGGGGCTGCAACGTGTGGCCGGCAGCCAGCGCCAGCAGCTACACGCCCGCCACCCTGCTGGCTGGCGACATGCTGCAGATCGGCACCGGCGTGGGCAGCCACTACGCCATGGTGACGGCGGATGCCACCGCTGAAAACGACGCGGGCCAGCTGGTGGTCAGCATCGAGCCACCACTGCGCCAGGCCATCAGCAGTGGCGCGGCCGTCACCTGGGACAAGCCCGTGGCGCACTACAAGCTCACCGGCGACAGCCAGGCCTGGCAGGGCGTGCCGGGCAGCAGTGACGTGGGCGGCTTTGCGTTCGACCTGCTCGAAGACTGGCGGGCCTGAGCCATGCTGATCCTGGACACCGCAGCCCAGACCCAGATCAATGCCGCCGTGCGTGGCGTGCAGTGGCTGGTGGCGCTGGACTTCGCCAGTGGCATGGTGCGCTACACCACCAACGCGGTCGACATCACGTCAGGCGGCTACACCTGGGCGGGCTATGGCTCACTGGTGGGGGTTGACGGCGTGCGTGAGTCTGAAGACGGCACGCCCGGCGACATCACGCTGGGGCTGGCGCTGGTCAGCACGGCCATGCTGGCGTCTGTCATCGGCAACGTCGAGAACTACCGCAACCGGCCGGCCCGGTTGTCGCTGCAGCTGATCGGCGAGAACTTCGAGCCCGTGGGCGACCCCGTGGCGCGGTGGGCCGGCTACATGAACAAGGTGCGGGTGCAGCGCACCACCAGCAAAGAGGGCAGCAGCTCGGGCAGCATCCAGATGCTGTGCAGCCGCGCCGGTGCCAACCGGTCACGCGCTGGCACCGGGCTACGCCACACGCACGCCCAGCATGTGGTGCGCTACCCGGGTGACAACGGGTTCGAGTACATCCAGACGCTGATCGAAAAGCCTGCCGTCTGGCTGACCAAGCGCTTCCAGCAGCGGTGATGACCATGGCGCAATCCATCGCATCCATGCTCAGCGCCTATCTGGCTGCCAGCCCGCCGTTTGACTGGCAGGCCCGCAACTGCGCGCAGTTTGCCGCCGGCTGGGTGCAGGCAGTTGAACAGCGCCCGCTGCCTGCACCCGCAGTGCGGAACCTGGCGCACTCTCGGCGCATGCTTTGCCGGCTGGGTGGCAGCCTGAGCGCGGCCGTGACAGCCGCCCTGGCGCGTGAGCCTGTTCCATCCGCCGTTGCCCGCCCTGGTGACGTGGTGCTGATCGAGCGTGACGGCGGCCAGACGCTGGGCATCTGCGTGGGCCGCACGGCAGCCGTGCTCACCGTCGCCGGTGTGGCCCACATCGGCATGGCACAGGCTGCCGCAGCCTGGCACATCGGGGTGGCCCCATGATGCGCCCCACGTTGACGAAGCTGGCTGCCGCCTGCGCGCTGCTGGGCCTGCCCGCCGCTGCGCAAGCTGACCCGCTGACCCTGGCGGCCACGTTTCTGACGAGCACGGTGGGCGCTGCCGCTGCCAGCACCATCCTGGGCCTGGTGACGACCTACGGCGGCTATGCCCTGCTCGGCCTGCAGATCTATGGCGGCATCGACGCACGGCGCCGTGCCAAGGCCGCCCAGCGAGATGCCACGCGCCGGTACAACGCCAGCGTGGCTGACCGCAGCGTGTCGCTGCTGCAGGCCACGCCGCCCTGGCGCATCGTCTACGGTGAGTGCATCACCGGCGGCAGCGTGGTGGCCATCTTCACGAGCGACAAGACCACGGTGGGCACCAACGGTGCCGCCAGCATCAAGCCCGACGGACTGAAGCACATGGTCATCCTGATGGCGTCGCACGAGGTTGATGCGCTGGGTGACCTGTTCATCGACGGCGTGCCGCTGGGCGCGTTGGATGGCAGCGGCTACGCCACTGGCAGCGACTGGACCACAGGCACCGCTGAGAAGCTGGTGACCGTGACATTCAGCGGCAGCACCACGCTGACTGCTGCGGCCACGGCCATCGTCAGCGCGGTGTCGCCGGGCGACAACTACAACACCTACGATCAGGACCGCACCGTGGCCATCAGCGGTGGCGGGCTCACGTTGACTGTGACTGACAGCCTGGGCGATGCGCCGGTGACGGTGGTCTACAAGACCAGCGTCAGCCCTGCCGTGATCAGGGTGCAGAAGCACCTGGGCAGCGACAGCCAGACCGTGGATGCCTACCTGACCAGCGTGGTGCCAACCGAGTGGGACGCCAGCCACCGCCTGCGCGGCTGCGCGTACCTGGTGGTGACGCTGGACCTGGAGGACCAGCGCTTCCAGGGCGGGCCGCCGGCGCTGACCTGCCGCGTGCGGGGCAAGAAGTTGTATGACCCGCGCAAGGACAGCACCAACGGCGGCAGCGGCAGCCACCGCTACGCCACGCCCAGCACCTGGGAATGGATCGACAACCCCGCCCTGTGCGTGCGTGACTGGATCGTGGGCGAGTACGGCATGGCGCACGACAACGCCGACATCCTGGACGCCTTCACCATCGCGGCGGCCAATGCCTGCGACGTGATCATCACCACCGACATCGGTGGCGTGACCGCCATTGACCGCACCTACCGCTGCAACGGCGTGGCCACCACCGAAGATGGCCGCGAAACCGTGCTGGACACGCTGGCCGACAGCATGGCGGGGTTTGCGATCTACGGAGCCCAGTGGCAGATTCTGGCCGGTGCGTGGACAGCGCCGGTGATGGCCCTGACCGACGACGACCTGGACGGCCAAATCGAGGTGATCCAGGCCGGCGCCGGCATCGACGAGCTGTTCAACGGCGTGCGCGGCACCTACATCGGCCCCGACAGCGCCAGCCCAACCGACTTTGAGCCGTACCAGAACAGCACGTTCGTGACGGCCGACGGTGAGCCGCTGTGGCGCGACGTGGCCCTGCCGTTCACCAACGGCAAGCACCACTGCACCAACATCGCCCGGGTGCTGGTGGAGCGGGCACGCAACAGCCAGGTCATCCAGTACCCGGCCAAGCTGCGCGCCTGGCCGCTGCAGATTGGCGACCGCGTCACCGTCACCAGTACCGAGTACGGCATCACCACGCCCAAGGCCTACCGCGTGACCGACTGGCAGTTCGGCTTGACGGCGCCTGTGACCCTGGCGCTGCAGGAGGATGCGGCAGACGCCTACGACCTGGTGGACGCGGTGACGTCGGACCCCACGCCCAACACCAACTTGCCGCCGCCGTGGGTGGTGGAACAGCTGCAGCTGGGCACACCGCAGAGCGGCACCGAGCACCTGATCCGCGCCAGCGACGGCACCATCACGGCGCGGGTGTGGGTGCCCTGGCTGCCGCTGACCGGGGCCTACCTGCAAGACGGCCTGGGCCGCGTGGTGGTGCGCTGGCGCCGTGTGGGCGCCGACGCTGACTGGCAGCAGGTGCAGGCCGATGCCGCCGATGCCGGCGTGTACCTGCTGGGCGTGCAGGACGGTGACCGGCTGGTGATCGAGGCCTGGGCGGTCAACGATGGCGGGTTCCGCGGAGCGGCTGCGGTGGCCACGCACACGGTGGTGGGCAAGACGGAGCCGCCGGCCGACGTGACCGCGTTCAC